GAGAAGCCGGAAGCTGTCTATCCGGTCTGGAGTGCGGAGGAGGAGAGCCTCGAAACGCTGGAGGAAATCATCCAGTACCCGGCCGGCGAGGACCCGGAGACTTGCGAGGACGAGGCGTGTCCCCGCGCTTACCGGCCGGTGTTGGGCCAGGAGCACCGCATCATCATGACTGATATTCCGAAGCTCACCACAGGGCCGGGTCGTAAACTCGTTCGCATGGTCGCGGAACTCCAAGAGGAGTATCCCGATGTCATCCTGCATCTCCACGCGACCTATTCGTGGAAGGCGATGTTCGCCCACGGGTTGCGCTCAATCGACTTCGATGGACGCACAAAGGCGGCGAAGGGGACGGTTTCTCTTCCGAATGGTCGGGAGATTCGTTACCAACAGGCAGGCGCTCATCCCCAGTGGATAAACTTGTTGGGATACAAAGCTGTTGACTTGAGCATTCCTCGGAATCGCTGCATGTACAACATGAAGAGTGCTTTGTGGGCAGCGAAGCACTACGACGAAAACTTGAAGTTCAAGACGCGAGGGTGGACGGCTGTCGATGCGCATACACCGACGGCAAGCCTCACGCCTGTAGAGACGAAGACAAGTAAGAGTGTAAATCTTGCTTACAAGCCTGGCGATAAGTTTACATGCGATACTTGTAGTGTTTCTGACGCTTGTAAGTACTATCGACAAGGGGCGGTGTGCAGCGTGCCTGATTCTGAACCCGTAAAGCTCGCGTCCTTCTTTAATACTCGAGACAGCGACACCATCATCTCTGGTCTAGGCGCTCTGCTTGGCAAGCAGGCTGACCGTCTAGAACGAGGCATGGAAGATGAAGAGTGGAGCGAGGAACTTGACCCAGAGGTAAGTAAACTCATCAACAGTCTGTTCAGCAACGGCGTGAAGCTGGCGAAGCTGACGAATCCGGAACTCAGCGGCGGTACGAAGGTTGGCGTGTTCGTGAATGGTGGACAGGGAGCGCAGGTTGCGGTTGGGTCGAGCGCGAGCCAACTGACTGCCTCCATCGTTCGTGAGCTTGAGGAGAAGGGCATTCCTCGCGAGGACATCACGCCAGAGATGATCAGTCAGGTGCTGGACCCCAATGCTAAGACCCAGCCCGCTATCGATGCGCGTGCGGCAATGGAGATTGACGGTGACTGAAGATAAGACGTTGCTGCGCGAAGCTCTAGATATCATCGCTGCCGTCAAGAGCGCACACATGGGCGGGTTCACGCTTGACTCGGATGATGTGGCACACATGGGCGAGTTTCTTGAGAAGTCAAAGCGGTTCGCCTGATGGACACTTCCAAGATTGTCGAGGAACTTAAGTTCCTATCTGATAATCCTCAGTTCGAGGAGCGTCCAGCAACACTTCTAGAGTTTCTTGGGCCTGACTACCTCGGCATCGAGGACAGGGTGCGCGCCAGCATCAAGCGCGAGCTGTCCATCATCATGGGCGACGAGGTCAACCCGGAACGTCCGACTGCGATTCAACTTGCGATTGTGACGGGTGGGATCGGCATCGGGAAAACCACTGTTGCATCCATCGTGCTCCCGTATCTGGCGCACTGGGTTCTGTGTCTGAAGGACCCGCAAGGGTTCTTTAATCTGCTACCGGGAAGCCGCATCGCGTTCATGCAGATGTCCACTTCGGAGGGACAGGCTGCAGAGGTCGTGTTCGGGGACATCAAAGCACGTATCCAGTACTCACCCTGGTTTGCCAACAAGTACCCGTATGACTCGAAGTTCAGTAAACAGTTGCGCTTCCCGAAAGACATCTGGGTGCTGCCGGGAGACAGCGCGGAAACGACCTTTGAAGGCTACAATATCTTAGGGGGCATCCTTGACGAGGCAGATTCGCACAAGATAACCAAGAACAAGGATTACGCTGATGCGGGTTACATTACGATTAGTTCCCGTATCACTTCACGGTTCGAGGACAAGGGCTTTCTGCTTGTTATTGGCCAGATGAAGAAGGGCAACGGCTTCGCTGCTCGCAAGTACGAAGAGTTCAAGAACCGCGACGACGCCTACGCGGTGCGAATGAGTATCTGGGAATCAATGGGTTGGGATCATTACCGTGACAAGACTACTGGCGAGGTGCCGACGTTCTTCTATGACGTGAAGCGCAAGATGATCGTGCCGAAGGGCATTAAGACTCTCACTGGTTCAGAGCACGTCATCGAAATCCCGGTTGTGTTCAAGGGCAACTTCGTCAACGACCCCGAGAAGGCGTTACGAGACTTGGCGGGAATTCCGCCCGCTGTAGGCGATCCGTTTATCAACCTCGTCCACAAGATAGAAGAGGCGAAGGAGCGATGGATCGACCGCCACAACACTGATGAGTCTCCAGTCGACGCCGAAGGTCGCATCGCGCCCTGGTTCAAGAACACAACTACTAGCCTTAAGCGGGTTGGTCATTTGGACCTTGCCTACAGTGGACAGGGCGACGCGCTCGGGTTCGCGCTCGGCCACGTACGTGAAGTGGTGGAAATCGATGGCGAACTCAAGCCTTACATTGTCATCGACTTGCTTTACCGTATCCAGGCCCCAAAGGGAACTGAGATCTTCTTGGGTGATGTGCGGCGCTTCATCTACAGCCTCAAGGATGATTACAAGTTCCGCATCGACAAGATTACTCTAGACTCCTTCCAGTCAACTGATACTCGTCAGCAACTCAAGAAAAGGCGCATCCCGACTGACACTCTGAGCGTTGATAAGGATGTCCTGCCATACCACGATCTGAAGGAAGCTCTTTACGAAGATCGTATCGAATTTCCGCCTTACATGGTGAAGTATAAGCGTGGTGACACGAAGACAGTAGATATCCTCTACAAGGAACTTACCGAACTTATCAATTCTGGAGACAAGATCGACCACCCACCTGATGGCAGCAAGGATGTTGCAGACTCGGTAGCCGGTGTGGTCTGTACTCTGATGGGTGATCGCAGGTACCACAAGAAGGTCACGAACCTGAACGATTACCGGGAGCAGCGTGAGGCCGTCGGGCAGAGTCATTCGCCCTTCGGTGACCCCACCCTGCAACATCCGGCGTACAACGGCGGTCAGGACATCCCTGCCGCTCCGGTCCCGCCCCCGATGACACGGGGTCCGTTCCGATAGGAGAAACACATGGACAAGCGCCAAAGCGGCCTGTGGGCGCCACCGAGCAACCAGCGCCCGTCTACCTTCAAGAAGGCTGACCCGCCCGTTACGGGCGAGATTGGCAAGTGGCAAGCCGAGGGTCTGCAGTTCGCATCGCTTCCCGGTGGCGGTGTGCTGCAGTTCGACCTGAGTCGTCTCACGCTCAACGACTATCGCCAGATGCGTGACCATTATCAGATCAACGCGAACCTGAGTTTGCTCACTTTCATGATTCACCAGATTGACTGGAAGATCAAGTGTGCTGACCAGAACATCGCTGACGAGATCGAAGAACAGCTTCGCCCGCTGTGGACGCAGATCGTGCGCGGGTTCTCGCAGGCGTTCTGGAGTGGGTTCAGCGGGATGGCCCTCCAGTACAAGAATGATGTAGCGAACCGGAGCATTGTCCTCGACAAGGTGAAAGACCTGCAGCCGGAGACGACGCGCGTCAACTGGAAAGAAGTCACTGGCTATACGCCTAGTCGCGGCGCACCCAAGACCAAATATAAAGTCTACGACGGCATTAAGCAGGAGGGTTCCAGTCATCCCATCCCTGTTGAGAACACGCTTTGGTACCCACTCCTTGCGGAGAATGGCGACTACTACGGCAGGAAGCTGTTGCGCCCTGCGTTCATCCCATGGTTCTTCTCGATGTTGATCCACCTCTACGCGAACCGCTACTTCGAACGGTTCGGTGAGCCGCTGCCCATCGGTCGCGCTGACTACGATGCAGAGTTCACCATCGGGGACCAGCAGGTGTCCGGCCGCGAAGCCATGGAGAACATCCTCATGGCACTGCGGTCGCGCTCGGTGGTGACTTTGCCATCCGACCGCGACGAGAATGGCAACTTCGATTTTGATCTGGAATATCTCGAATGCGTTGACTCTGAGACGGAAATCTTCACTGAGCGGGGTTGGAAGCGCCATGACGAGGTCGTCGTGGGGGACATGGTGCTCACGCTCAATCACGACACGGGCCTGAGTTCATGGCAGCCAGTACAGAAGATGAATGTGTTTGAAGTCGAAGACCGCGATGTAGTTGCGATGGAGGGTTCTACTCATTCTTCGTTGACAACTGAGAACCACCGCTGGCCGGTGCTGCACAGCTATAGGCGCAAGGGCGAGCGTGTGATTGAGCGCGAGTGGAGGTACACGTCCACGCTCGACCAGCGGGACCGCATTCCATTGTGCGCCGAGCACGATGGGTTCCCCACCCAGGCAAAGTACGATGACGACTTCGTTGAGTTGGTCGCCTGGTACTGGACTGAGGGCTACATCTACGTCACAGGCAACTACGTCAGCATTTCCCAGAAGCGTTACCCGGAGCGCATCCGTGGTGCGTTGACGCGATTGTTCGGCCCAGCATCCGAGAAGTTTCCGCGTGCGGGCGGCGGCAAGATGGATGGTGTGCCACGCTGGCGCGAGAATGGCAAGACTAACGACGAGGAGAGCCGGCAGTTCTTCCTCAACTACGAAGCAACCCAGATGCTTAATGAGGTTGCGCCAGGCAAGATGCCATCCTATGAGTTCATGCTGTCACTTACACGGGCGCAGCTTGACCTCTATATAGATTCCTCGCTATTGGCGGATGGCAACGTGACGGACCGGCAGACGTTCTTGATGCAGAAGAGCCACGAGATGGCGGAGCGGTTCCAGTTCGCTTGCACACTCGCTGGTCACGCGACCTCGTTCTACGAGCTGAAGGAGAAGCGATACGAGAACTACTCGATGTGGGTTGTGAGCGTGCGACGCAAGAAGTATGTCAATCCCGTTCAGTCGGTTTCGGCAAATGGTCCTTTCAGCATCGAGCATCGTAAGTACACGGGTGTCCTGTGGTGCCCAACGACACAGAACAGCACTTGGCTGGCTCGGCGTCGCGGGACCGTTTACTTCACTGGCAACAGCCAGATGCGCGGCGCAGACTTCGAGAGGTATCTGACTAGGCTGGACGAGGAGATGTCGCTTGGGCTCTTTACGCCGATCCTGATGCTGCGAACTTCGGATGTGGGTAGCTACAACTTGGGCATACAGCACCAACAAGTCTGGATGTGGATGCTCAATGCCATCGCCGGCGACATGAAGCAGTACCTAGACGACTTCCTTATCCAGAAGCTCAAGGCCTTCAACTTCACGCCGAATGCTCCACGCGCTGAGTGGGTGCCGCGTCCGCTGGGCAAGCAGGATAGTGAGACGATGCGAGCGGTTGTCTCGGCACTGATGCGTGACGGGATGGTAAAGCTTTCGGACCTGGATGAACTGGGTCAGGCGCTTGGGATGAGCATCGAGGAGATCAAGGGAGCGGTCCATCCGCAGCAGCAGGACGACCCTGAGCCAACGGGCGGTGATACGCGCGTCGGTCGCCCTGAGCGCGAGGATGGCAAACCTATCCAGGTGGAGGCCAGCCATTTCCCGACTGACCGCATCGCGGATCGTGTGCGCTCGCAGGTGAGTAAGGCGTTCCGCGAGGGGACGTTCGGGACGAGTGAGTTCGCGCCAGACCTTGGATACCGACGCCATGCTGAGCATTTCCTGGTGGATGCTGGGCTGACCGAGAAGAAAGCCAGCGACGTAGCGGGCCAGTTCTATTCGACCTTGAACAACTGGCTGGATGATTTCATTCCATTGGGCACTGAAGGGTTCTCCGGCCCGAACGAGTTCATGGCAAGTTTCCAGAAGGTGCTAGAGATGGCATCGAAGGAGGCGCGTAGCTGATGGACCCAGCAATCGGCACAGATGTAGAAGTTCGTTGCTTCTGTGCCAGAGAACCACTACTGGCTCTTGCGGGGCGCGATGAGACTGGTGAGCCATATGTCCATATGAAAATCTTCAAGGCAAAGCGTCTTTATGGCGAGATGGTGGCGACATCGGGTGTAGTCATGCTTAGGTGTCGCGAGTGTTTCCGTTGGCATCGAATCACCATCCGGAGAGATGTTACCGTTGACGAAGTGCAGCTACCAAGGGCCATCCCGGTAGCGTAGGCAGGAGAACGTGCCGTAATGCTTGCGGAACAGGTACAGAGAGACGTATCGTCTCGGTCTACTGCAGGATCTGCACCTCCCGTGAGCCGAACAGGGTGGAAGTGATGTGAGTACAGCGACGATGGACCGGATGTCAGTTCGGTACTTCCAGACGGCTCTCGAATCTCGGACCGTCGAAGAGACAGCCGAAGGCGTCAAGCTCGTCAAGAGTATTTCTGTGTTCCGCGCGGGGACCTTCAAGGACTCGATGGGCGACCAGCACACTTGGGAGTCAGAGCATCTGGCGCAGATGGCGTTCCACTTCGGGATGCTGCGCGACCGTGGCATTCTGCCGAACGTGCCTATCCGCGATGGTCATCGGAGTTTCTTCGGGGGCGGCGGCGAGGTTGTCGGGTACGTCATTGATCTGCGGGTCGAGGGTGAGGACGACAAGGGAAACCAGCTCCTGGTTGCCGACATGGAGATCACCGAGCCGGAAGCGTTCGCCAAGATCCAGCGCGGTACTTGGCGTTCGCGTTCGTCCGAGATCGGGTTTTACGAGACGAACGATGAGGTGATGTACTGGCCCGTATTCATGGGCGTCGCGTGGGTAGACATCCCCGCCGTCGAAGGCCTGTTCGGCAAGAACGAACCAACCGATGATAAGTTTACTCCAGTTCGAGACAATAAGGAGGGTGCGGTGTCGCACGCCAAGACCGATGCAAACAAGGGTGGCGGCAGCCCCGGCACCCCCGACCCGAACGCTGGGACCACGGAGCACACTGCTCCCCCGGCAGCTACCAAGGAGGGCAAGGATGGCAACGAAGGTGCCGAAGGCGGCAAGTCGCCCAGCGGGAAGGCCGTCGAGCACGCCCAGGGCGAGCCTGCGGCTGGTGCCGCGACCGCAGGGACGGTGACAACGACGGTGACGCCACCGGCTGAGCATGGCAACCAGCCCACCACGTTCGAGTTCACGCTCGACGGTGGAACCAAGACCAACGACTTTGCGGCTGTTCAGGTACACATCGAGAACCTCGAGAGTGTCCTGAACGAGAACCGCAATCAGGCACGGAAGGACTTCGTGACATCGCTCGCGTCGTCCAGCCGCATCGCGGCGACCCAGGTCGACGCCATGCAGGCACACGCGCTTACGCTCAACAATGAGCAGTACGCTGCGTTCGCCAAGATGTACGAGGAGGCTCCTGAGTCTCCGCTGTTCGCTCACCACGGGCAGGGAACGACCACTGAGCCGGATGAATCCGCCTCCGAGGTCGAAACGCTGCGCGAGCGGGTGAAAATGCACAAGCGTTCGGGAATGCCCGAAAAGAAGGTCAAGGACACGGGGAGCTATAAGCGCCTCATGGAGTTGACCGAGAACAAGGGCTGATTGCCTGACCGCAACGTCAACCAACCGAAGGAGAATGCCGAATGGCTTCTTTCACGAAGGGTCCGAATTACCGGACTCCATTCGGTCGGAACGTATTCCTCCGCTCGACGCAGGATGTAAAGACTACGTCCTTCACGCTGAGTGCGGCATCCGTCCCGGCTGTCACTATCGATGGGGCCGACGACCAGAAGGTCGTCCAGCCCGGAACGGTGCTCGCCAAGATCACGTCCGGTGCAGAAGATGGGAAGGTCGGTCCATTCGATGCGATTGCGACCGACGGACGTCAGACTGCGGCGAACATCGTTGGGCTCTGCAACACTTTCCTCCCGTGGCAATTGATGGAACGGGATGCAGAAGTCGCTGCGGTGTACGAATGCACGGCCGTTCAGGCATGGTGCCTGGAGTCAATGGATGAAGGCGTCTACAACAGTGGTGCCTTCGGTGGCGTTGCAACTGGCACCACTACCATTGTCCCCCTGACCGACGCGACTGCGGACTCGATGCGAGGTTTGAAGAACCTCGACATCATGTTCCACTAAGGAGGCGCTGAGATATGCCACTCTCACAGGACCGACTGGTTCGTAAGGAAGTCGCTCTCGGCGTCATCCGGGAAATCCCGCAGCCGGAGGATCACATTGGTCTCCGTTTGCTCGCTCCCTTCCGTGACGTAGAGAGCGATGATGTAATTTTCGATTACGCTCCTGGCCTCACTACCGGACTTGCTCCGGCGCGTGCTGAGGACGCGGAGTCTGAACTCGCTCAGAAGGACGAGACGGTCGGCTACGGTCGGGCGAGCATCATCGACTGGGCGCTTAAGGACCACTACGACCCAAGCGACGTGACTCGGTACCGCGAGCTTTCTCAGCTTGGTTCGTCCGTTACTCAGGGAGACTTCCCCTTGACCATCGGTCGGATGACCGAGGGCTTCCAGGAGAAGCTAGCCCGCGACACGCGGCTGCGTCGCCGTAAGCTGGACAACCGTTTCGAGTGGCTCATCACGCAGGCACTAGAGACGGGCGGCATCGTCTACAACGATGGGAAGATCAAGTTCAGTGTTGACTTCGGTCGACCCGCCGACCAGACCGACGACGATGTATCGGTGGGCGGTGACTACTGGAGCGCTTCTACCAGCGACCCCATCGGTGACCTCCTGGCTCGCCAGGAAGCTGCCGACGACCGCTACGGCGTCACGCTCACCCGAGCCATCATCTCCAAGAAGGTTTGGAACTCGATGATGAACTCGGACCGCTTCCAGAACCTGCTCATCGGTGCCAATCCCCTCTATACCGTGGAGGGTTGGGGACCGGAGCGGGCTGCTCGCATCGTGTCGCAGCAGGTCGGCATCGAGTTCATTATCTACGATTCGGTCTACCGGACGCGGGGCCTGGGTACTACGAACTGGGTCAACAACCGCTTCTTGTCGCCAAACAAGGTGTACCTGCTGCCCTCTGAGCAGGACATCGAGGAAATCGATGACACCATCGGTTTCGGAGCAACCCTGACGAGCCCGCACCCCGAGGGTGACTGGCAGACCGGGTTCTACGAGTGGGAGCGTTCCACGGTTGACCCGTGGGGCTACGACATCGGCGCTGGCTCCAAGGCCTTCCCGGTATTCCCGCATCTCGATCTGACCTGGACGATGGTCGTCCTGGCTCCGTAAACCGAAGTGAGCATCGATAACGAGCCGGGGTAGGTTTTTCCCTACCCCGGCTCGCACAAACCAAAAGGAACGCAAGTGAACGAGTATAAAGGGTTCACGAATGATGAACTGAGCGCTGAGCTTGAGTCTCGAGGACTTCATACTTCTGGCAACAAGGATGAACTTGTCACCAGACTTGAAGCCGACGATGCAGGTGGGACTGAGCCCGAGTCAGAGACCACTGAGCCCGATGCTCCCGAAGCAACTGTGACCGAGGCTGGTCCCGAGAATAAGCCTGACGATGATGGGTTCCTGGGCGTCAGTTCCGAGAATAAGCACAAGCCTGCCAGCGTTCATTTTTCACCGACGCCGAGTACTTTCAGCAGCGACGATGACAGCGAAAGCTGAGTTCAATGGTAATCCGAACGGGCTATTGCGTAGAGGACGATCTGCTCCTGGGTGACATGACACTCAGTGCAGCCATCTCTGCTGCGAAGTTCATCGCGGATTCGGCAGATGAAATCGATGTTCGCATTGGGCGCATCTACACTACGCCTATTGTTCTTGCCGATCTTGATACAACTTCTAAACTTGTTCTGAAGATTGCGAATGCTCGTCTCGCATCTGGTCGGATGTTGATGGCTCAGGCGCAAGCAGCTCAGGACGATTCGCTGCACGCTTACGGCATGTACCTCATCAAGGAAGCAGAGAACACGATTGGGAGCATCGAGAATAATCGACTTCCTCTCGATGGTGCCACTTTTCGGGATGACTTGATCGACACCCCAGCTCCGAGTATCCGAAACCACGATGCCAACAGCCCCGTCGAGGCATTCTATGACGAGTTCTTTGGTGGCGGCGGCTTGAGTCCAGTTCCGAGTTCGCCTATCTGGCGTCCGGGCGGTGGTGGTTGATGGCAGTCGCAAACGTCATCATCAATGTAGAAAGTGTCGAGAAGTTGTTGGCGTCGGCGATGTTCGCTGTTGGTCCCGCTGGGGCGGCAGCGTTCCTGGGCGGGCCCATGCAACAGGTCATTAAGACTCGAGCAAGTGAACGCTTCACCACCCAGGGCGAAGATGTATCTGGCGGCGGGTGGAAGGCGTGGGAGCCCCTCAAGGATTCCACTATCGATTTCCGTCGAGCGCAGGGCTTCGGGCCGACTCCTATCAATGTGCGAACGGGCGAGTTGGAGCGTTACATCACGCAGTCCGATGCAACGGTGACGCCTACCGCGACTGGCGCGGCAATGACCTATCCAGGTCAGCCAGCCACAGGACTCGTGCGGGAGAAGGTCGAAACTGCACAGGCTGGCAAGCCAAGTCCCAAGACGCCGCCTCGCCCGGTGCTGGGCTTGAGTACTCCTGATCTGGAACTTGCGCTAGTCTCAATGAACCAATGGATCATTCAGACTATTACTCTTGGCGGTAAGGCATGAGTGGAGAACCGCCCCCTGTTGAGCCACTGGATTTCCCAGAGAACATCATCGATGAACTCGCTACTTCCCTTGATCTGCTCAATGGCATCGAGGTGGTGCTCAAGAGGCCACTTCGCCCGACCGACCCGAACGGTTCTGCCGGCGTATATGCAGTTGACTGGTCGCCGGAGGAGTACCAGATAGGTCAGTATGATCCGGCAGTAACACGATACTTGCTTGCCATCCAGACCTTCGTAAAGCATGGCGACGATGAGGAGGGTGTGGGACTTCATAGTAGGCTGGCGAAGCGAGTGCGCGTAATGCTGTACCGGGATGATGAACTCCGTGTACGGTTGGGCACGCTGAGCACCCTAGAATCGGGCGTCACAGAACGCACGCAGAGGTGGGGAGTACGCACCCAGAGGTATCTGAGCAACGAGTTGCAGGGAACTTTCCTGTATCTTGCAGTTACCGAGATGTTTCTCGAAACCGAAATCGTCTGAAGGAGGAGGACATGGCGTCCCCCACGGAAGAGAAAGTCGCAGAGCAGCGCGACGAAGTTGCGAATCTTCGCAAGGAGGTTGCTGCCGCCGAGGTCGAGCGAGCAGATCAAGTCGCGGAGCGCACTCGCGAAATTGAGAGTGCTCGGTTGGACCGCGAGAAGGTCCGACTCGAAGCGCGACTTACTAGTAGGCAGAGTTCGGTCGACAACCCAGGAGCCATCCCGCAGCAGGCATCGAAGGGCGGGACGGCAGCGCCAGGAGCGCCCGCAAGTGCCAAGTCCACACCGACCGGAACCACGAACCCCGGCGACGACAAGAAGGAGTGAAGTAAATGGGCTTCCAGAGTCAAGCCGGTCAGGTCGGGTTCATCACCCAGGCTGTTCCCGGCGCATACACCGACCCAGGCACGGGTGGCGTGTTCATGCGAACACGTTCCGGTGCTCTCGCCGCTAACCGCGAGTTGCTTATCCCCGACCCGGAAATCGGCGGGGGGCGTGACGTACCGGACGCCTACTTGGGTGCCGTTTCGTTTGCAGGTGACTACGAGTTCTACGGACGAACAAACTCGATTGCCACGTTGCTCTACGCTGCCTTCGGTACAAAGGCAACGGTTGATACTGACTTTGCAACTGATGGGCATGCGACACACACTCTGACTCCGACCGATGGCGCTCTTCCGTGGTTGTCTGTCGAGGAGGCAATCGGTAACGGTTTCGACACGTTCCAGTATGTCGATGCCAAGGTGAACACGCTTTCGTTCGAGGCCGAAGCCAACGGCTACCTGATGGGTACCGCTGGCTTCATCGCACGCGAACAAACGGCGGGGAATGTCAAGACGGCTGCACCTTCTTGGGATACAAACCCGATGATGGTCGGCACGAACATCACGGCGACCTACGGGGGCATCACGCTTCCGGCCAAGTCCTTCACCCTGGAACTGAACAACAACCTGGAGGATGACGACTTCCGATTGGGTTCGTTCTTCCTCGGAGATGTGACTGAGAAGCGGCGCGAACTGACGATGGGATTTGTCCTCCGACCAGAGGATGTCGGTTATTGGCGCCAGGCCGTGTACGGCGCGACTGGCGCAACCGAGCCGGGTGGACTCGTCAGCAAGGAGCCGGTGGTCATCGCCATCGAGTCCTACGAGAATGCCGGTACCAGCGCGACAGTGAAGCACGGCATCATCATCACCGTGCCGAAGGCTGCATTCCAGCCCTTCGCGGTGGAGCCGAGCGGTGACGATGTCATCGAGCACGATGTCACTCTGCAGGCTCTGCGGCCGGACCCCTCGACGGAAATCGTGTCGGTTGCGGTTACGAACACTCTGGAGACGGTTGCCTGAGCAAAGCGAAAGGATCGTAGCCTGGGCGGGTGGGGACTGACTTTACGAAGCCACCCGTCCAGCACTACAACTAAAGAGCCAACAAGACCACATGGAGGGTCACTATGGCAGATACAGCACAGGAACAGCGCGACACGCAGGCAGCCGCAATCGAGTCCAATCTGGCAGCGGCGGGCCAGCCCACTACCGAAGAGGTCTACGAGGACTACTTCGGCTTCAGTGACACAGACCGTGTCACTCTCTCTGACGGGTATTCCTACGTCGAGTTCAAGGTTATGAACGAGGGCGACCGTCGGCAGTATCTCAATGCGCAGAACAGGAAGGTCACCATCCGCAAGGGTAGTGGCGATGCGGAGATGGACCTCACGCCCGGAGATGACAAGTACAACCTCCTGCGATTGACGCTGACCAACTGGAACCTGCGCCGCAATGGGCAGCCGGTCATCTTCAACAAGCGCGAACTCGATCAGTTCTTGAACTCGGCCAATCCCAAGGTTATCGACCTCATCCATCGTGAGGTCACTCTCAAGCATCCGTGGCTGCTCGACCAGATGACCGTGAAGGACATCGACACTGAAATCGAGAACCTTCAGAAGATGCGTGAGGTCGTGGAGAGGAACGAAGCGGGAAACTGACCTTTCGACTGAAAGCGAGAGCCTATGCAAGAGGCGAAGTTGTAGAAAATGCACCGGAGTCGATTCGTTTATTCTCTCTATGCGAGGCGATGAAGTGGAGCCACCTGCCAGTAGCCGGTGGCATCTACGATCAGCATCCTGAACTTCTGAAACAGTGGAGAGTTCTCTGGGAAGAGAAGTCCAAGTACGATAAGGACCAGGCAAAGAAGTCGGGCAAAGGCAACAAGTAGGCGAGAGGCTGTAGCCGTGCAGGCCGTAATGAACCTTGTGGTGGTTGTGCAGGGAGCTAAAGCTGCCCAGACGCAGTTGGCTGGGATCGCTACTGCTACTCGTGCGGTGCGGGGTGCATCTGTTGGTGCGGCTGTTGCTGGAAGGGGGATGGGCGATGGCATGCGTGGCTTGACGCGCGGCATGGAGAAGTACGGCAAGAACATGCAGTGGGTCGGTCGGCAGATCGAATACAACTTCACACTGCCGATTGTTATTGCAACTGGGTTCGCAACGAAGTGGGCGCTTGCAAACGAGGCGGCGATGGTTCGCCTCCGGAAGGTGTACGGCAGTAGTTCGATGCCTACGAAGCAGTACACCGAGGAAACCGAGGCCCTGGGTCGGGCCTTTCGTTTCTTGAGTGACAATTTCGGGACAGCCCTCGATGAAGTCATTGACTCAGGTGCGGACTTCGCTCAGGCCGGTGCTGGCAACATCGCTGTTGCCAATGGCGTTCGTGCTGCACTTGAACTGCAGATCTTGGGTGAGATAGAGTTGGCTGACGCGACCGAGGCCGTTATCGCCATCCAGGCGCAGTACGGTGTAAGTTCTTTGGAGTTGACTCAGATCATTGCTGACTTGAACTCTGTTGAAAACAACACGACTGCGAGTCTTGATGGCTTGATTGTTGCGATGCAGAGGTCTGCTGGTGTTGCTCGAGAGGCTGGTGTTCCTCACCAAGAGCTTGCAGGTATGATTGCCGCAATGGTTCCTGCTTCTGGTAATGCAAACGAAGCTGGTAACTCACTCAAGACACTCATTACCCGGATCATGGTTCCTACGCGCCGAGCGAAGGATGCACTTGAAGGTCTAGGCATCGCCACTGAATCTCTTGCCTGGAAGAACAAGACTGCCACCGGGAAGTTCCTGGAACTTGCCGATGCCTTGGAAGAGGTGAGTGGCGGGCAACGCACGATGGCTCTGGAAAGCATTGCTGGTAAGAGACAGGTTTCTCGACTGGCTGTTCTGATGCGAGATCTTCGCAACGAGAACGGTCGATACGCAACTGCTCTTGAGGTTACGGCTGACGCAGAAGAGAGCGTTGCCGAGATGCATAGAGAGCTTGATATCTTCCTGCGTTCAGGCCCGCAGGGCTTCAAGATTCTTACAACGCAGATCAAGAACTACTCTGCCGAAATCGCTGCTCAACTCATCCCGACGATGTTGGCAGTCTTGGGTCAGATCAGAGACTGGGTCCGTGCCTTTGCTGAGCTTGACCCACAAGTTCGCAGCACGATTCTGTCGTTGATCCTTTTGGTTGCAGTTGTTGGTCCGTTTGTGCGGATCATGGGTTCTTTGATTCTGCTAATTACTCAGTTAGTCAAGTTTCCTGTCTTTCTTGCCAAGGGTTTAGTGTCCCTCGCCATGGGCTTCGGGTGGCTACTTATTAGGCTTAGCAAGATTCCCGGCATGCTGTGGTGGGTAGCCAAAGAAATAGCACTTGTTCTGGCATGGATTTTCACTAAGGCGATTGTTCCTGCTATCAGCCGCATCGCAACTTACATAACTGCAACGATGGTTCCTGCATTCGCAAGGGCGGCAGCGGCTGCGTGGGCTTGGGCGGCATCCACAGCTGCTGCGGCCTTGGCAGGCGGTAGGGCATTCATCGCTTCTGCTGCCGTAGGGGTGGTAACTGGACTCAAGGCAATGATCCTGTGGCTTGGGCGTGCGAGCAAGGCAGCGTTCGTATGGGCGGGGCAGATGGTTGCGGCGCAGATCATTGCGGCTGGCCCGATCGGGTGGATCATCGCTGGGGTGGTCGCGCTGGTTGCTGCCCTCGGAACTGTTCTGTGGATTTTCCGTGATCAGGTCATCGATGCTTTCAGGACAACGATCGACTGGGTTGTCGGGGCATGGCAGACCCTGACAAGTTCAGTTGCCAATGTCATGCGCGGGGTAGTAATGATCGTGCGGGCTGCGGCGAGGCAGGTAATCGACCTGTTTGCGCAGATGCTCAATCCCTTCGGACGTCGTCAGAAAGTTTCTGCCCCCCAAGTCTCTTCGCCTCCGGAGGCTAGGGCCGCTGGTGGTCCGGTGCGCAAGGGCAATCAGTACATCATTGGCGAGAATGGACCTGAACTATTCACATCTTCGTCAAGTGGCAACATCGCTTCCAACGATGCACTACAAGCATTCCAGCGCGCTACGGCTTCTGCGCGTGACCGGATGCAGTCCACTGAGATGGCCCAGATTCGCTCCGACATCACGTCGGTAGCTCCAGGGTCAGGGGCTGGGTTCGACGCTGCTGTGGATCGCCTACGCGACCTGGAGCGAGCCTTGGTAAGCATCAAGTCTGCATATGAAAGCCAGGAGCGTGTGGTTGGTACGTGGCGCGACAAACTCGACGCTGCCAATGTGGTTCTCGACGCTGCCAATGACAAACTTGACCTGCTTAGAGAGCGAGCAAGTGCAGCAGGGGATGCGCTGTCCTCTAGCCAAACTGAGCTTGATCGACTTGCAGGAGTGCCTATCTCAGGGATGCGAGAGATGGGTGACGCGATTTGGGGGAATGAACAGGCACAAAAACGCCTTCGTCTAGAGATGCTAAAGCTCGAAGAAGTCAACGGTCCGATTGATGACATCCAAAACAAACTCGCTGGACTGCAGGGTGACATCGAGATGCTCAGCGGCAAGCGGGAGAATTTGCGGCTTGCGGGCGCTGGCAGTGATGTGCTTGGGGCGTTCGATCAGCAGATTGACCAACTCAAGCAAGCACAGTCTGAACTCATGGGCGGTGGCGGAAGCGGCCCAGCGCAGCAGATGGAAGCTCTCGAAAAGCAGATGGCTGACCTTCGCCGTGAAGCCGAGATGATGAATCTCGAGAAGGAACTCAAGTTTGATCCATTGACGAGGCAGATTGAGCGCATGGTCGATGGCTATGAGGAGATGCCATTCGATGACATCGTTGCGTCCATTCAGGATCAGCAGAAGGAAGTTGAGCGCCTCACGAAAGAATACGAAGCTGCCGAAGGTGCCGTTACTGACCAAGAGAAGGTTATAAAGCAGTTGACCAAGGCTCGCGATGAAATTGAAGATTCTTATAACCGTGAGCTTGATCTACTTGATGATCTTGACGATGCCTATAACGATGTGAAAAACGAGATTCAAGAACTGGAATCTGCAATCAAGGGGTTCGGTTCAGATGCCAGCAAGGAACTCGCGGAAGCCGCTGCCGCTGCCGATGCTGCCGCTGCCGCTGCCGAGGCTGCCACAGATGCATTTGGTGACTTCGAAATCCCAGGCGGCATGGAGGGGCTCGAATGGGAAGCAGGAGACATCGATGACCTGCTCGCTGAGTGGGAGGACGAGTTCGGAGACATGTTTGGAGATTTTGATCTCTTTGAGTCCTTGCGCGAGCAGTGGGAGAGATTCAAGGAGTGGTGGAGCGGCAAGTTGGACAGCTTCACGGAGTGGTGGAGCGGCAAGTGGGACAGCTTCACGGAGCCGTTCAAACGCTTTTGGGAGACAATCAAGACTAATTGGGCTGATGCTTTAGAAACAATCAGAATCAACACAGCTAGTGCGTGGGAAGCAATCAAGAATGCTTGGAATATCTCCTTCGGTGCATTGATCGAAGACTCAAAGGAAGATTGGGAAGAGATCAAGGGTGATTTCCGTCGAGGTTGGGAGGACATCAAGGGATGGGCGGATGCATTCTGGGGAGGGTTGCAGCAACTCTGGAATATCTCCTTCGGTGCATTGATTGAAGACTCAAAGGAAGATTGGGAAGAGATCAAGGGTGATTTCCGTCGAGGTTGGGAAAACATCAAGGGATGGGCGGATACATTCTGGAGAGGGTTGCAGCGACTCTGGAATATCTCCTTCGGTGTATTGATCGAAGACTCAAAGGAAGATTGGGAAGAGATCAAGGGTGATTTCCGTCGAGGTTGGGATGACATCAAGGGGTGGGCGGATAC